GTGCCGGCGAACTGGCGATCGAGGTTGTTGATCGACCCGGCGGTGATGACGACGTCCTGGCCGTCCGTCGGCTGGAAGCCCCGGACGCGGAAGCTGCAGGTATTCGGCGTCGCGCCTTCCCGCTCGCTGATCGCGAGCGTCTCGTTGTTCACCTTCTGCGTCGCAACTGCCCGGGCCGTCGCATACTGCACGCCCGCGATCGCGACGAAGACGAGCGGCGTCGTGTAATTAGCGCGACTCGTCCCCGCACGCATGATCCCGGCTTGCGCGTAGAGCTGCGCGGGTTGCGATCCGGTAATGGCCATCAGGCGCCCGAGGGCATCCGCTCGCCCGTGTTCCGCTGGCGTTGCATCAGCGCGTCGTCGACGGCCGCGGCGATCGCCGCCGGCGAGCCGAGCGGGTGCGTGATGTAGATCTGGATGGTCTGCCCACCGCCGTTGCCGTTCGGCGAGATAAACCCGGACCCGCTGGGCGTGAAGAGTTCCGGGCCGCGCTCGCCGACGACGTAGGACGATCCGCGCGACACGGGGCCGCCGCTCGCGCGCCCGCCGAGATTCAAGCCGGGCCCCAGGCTGAAGGTCGACGAGGGCGTGCTGACGGCGACTTCGCCGGGCCGGGATCCGATCACTACGACGCCGGCGGCCCGCGCCGCCGCATCGATCTGTTCCCAGTAGGAGCCGGTGACGGTCTTGATCGCGGCGACTTCCCGCGCCGCGCCGGCTTCGGTTGCCGCCGCGGCATTCTCGATCGCTGCAATCTTCAGGCTCTCGACGTCGAGGAGGGCGTTGTAATGTGCCTTGTAATTCTCGTCGCTCGCCTTCAGCTTCGCGACTTCATCGTCAAACCACTGATGCGCGCCCTGAATCTTCATTTCGGTGTCGGTGGCGTATAGGCTCATGCGCAGCGTGGCCGCTTCGCGCTCGAGCGCCATCGTGTCGTCGATGCTCTTCACGGTGTCATGCATCTGGTCGAGATTGGCTTTGGCCTTCGCCTCGTTCAGCTCCTTCACCCAGTCCATCGACAACGCGTGCGCCTCGCGCTCGATGCTGGAGACCGCCTTCAGCTGTTCCCCCCACGCCTTCTCGGCGGCCTCGGCCTCCTTGAGGGCGATCGCGTGGGCGGCCACCTGGTCGTTGAATAACTTCATCCCCGCGGTGATCGGCGGCAGGATGTTGTCTTTCGCGTACTGGTCGAACGGCTTCGGCAGTTTGTTGATCCGATCGATGAGGTCGGCCGCGGTGTTGAGACTGGCGACGTAGCCTTCGAGGGCGGCGAGCACGACCGAGGCACCTGGCAGATTCAGCGCCTTCGCCAGTCCCGACACCGAGAGCGCGGCCCCCGCCGATGCCTGATCGAGGTCCATCGTCGCGGTGTTGAACTTGCGCAGCGTCGCTTCGGCAAACGCGTTCTGCACCGCAAACTTCCCGACGACCTCCTGCACGTTGTTCCACGAATTGCTAATCTGCGCCACCTTCCCGGCGTAGGTCTCGATCGCCGCCGCGGCTTGCCCGCCGAATTGCCGGTTGATGGCTTCGAGCACGGCGTCGAACCCTTTCGACTCCAGGGCCGCCGCCGAGACCGTGATGCCGTATTTACCGAGGGTTTCGGTGTGCCCAGCCGCGGCCTTCGCCACGAGGCGCGTCGCGCTTTCCAGATCGATGCCGAGGCCTGCCGCGAGGTCCGTCGAGGCCTTGAGCGCGCCCTGCATCGCCGACGGCATCACGCTGCCGATCTGCGTCAGGAGGGCCGCCATCGCTTCGATCTGATCGTCCGAGTAGATCGTGGTGCGTTGGAACGTCGCGCCGAGTGCGGTGTACTGCGCGATGACCTCCGGGGTCGCGAGAGAATGTTGGCGCAGCGCAGCGACCAACCGCACATTGGCGGATTCCGCCTCGGCGAACGCTTTGACCGAGTCCAACACGAACGCCGACAGTTGGTGGTACGCGCCGGTCACGACCCCGATCACGGCTTGCGCGGACACGAACCCGGCGGCGACCTTGACGATCTGGCTCGAGAGATCCGCGAAGAAGCCGGTCGCCGGCCCGCCCGCGACGGCCGCCATCCCCACCTCGACCTTCTTCGTCGCATCGGCCAGCGCCTGCATCCCGGCCGGCGCCTCTTTCCCGAGCACGCGGTATTTCTCGAGGGCCTTCTCGAGCGTCGCATTCACGCGCGCCTGTTCGGCTTCGGTGAGCTTCGACGCACCGCCGATCTCGTTGACGGCCGCGGTGACGTTGTGCGCCGCTTGGATTAGCTTGTCGCCACTGAACGAGGCGGCGAGCTTCCCCATCGCGGCCGTGGTCGTTTCGATCTGACTGACGCCCTCGGCGAGGTTCTTCTTCAGCTCCTCGATCGTGGCGGCCACACGGACGATCAGCGCCGGGTTGGCGGCCATCAGTCGCCGAGCCCCTGCTCGTCGATCGCGGCTTGCACGGCGTCACGCGCCCGGCGATCGTGCGCGCCTTCTTCGAGGCGCGCGCTGACGAACAAGAACGGTTTCGCGGTCATGAACTTCGTGCCGAACTCCAGGAACGAGGCGATGTGCTGCCGCCCATTGCCCGTGTAGATCACGTAGCCGTCACCGGAGTGCGTCTCTTCGACCGTGATCGCGTCGCCGGTCTGCCCGGTCCGCCGGCGCACCCGCGCGCGCGCTTCGGCCGCGATGTGGTCGGCCGTCACCTTCGCCGCGGCCTTCAGGTGCGCGTGGACAGCCTCCGGGATGGCGGCCAGCGCGGCCAACAACGGCGCCATGTCCACGGTGATCGTGAAGCTATCGACCATCAATCTCTTCTTGCGCCAACTCGAAGGCGATCTCGTTCGCGGTGATCCGCATCGGGGAACTGTTCCAGCCTTTCGGGTCGACCTGGTTGGCGGCGAGCGCGCGCGCGTACGATCGGGACGCGATGATCTCTTCGAGCAGGCCGTCCGGCAGCCGCCCCTTCTCCGCCAGGAGCTCGGTCGGCAGCCGGCCCGGAAATTCCTCACAGAGGCGAGACAGGTAGTAGGCGAACGCTGAGACGGGGCGATAGGAGGGCTGCTGCCCGCTGCCGTCAAGCAAGCGGTGCAGCAGCCGATAGCTCTTTTTGCGCTCTCTCCGCGTCCTCCTCGGTCGCGTGAAACAACGCGGGCTTGGTGCGCCGGAGCACTTCGGTCGCGATAAAGTCGACGGCCTCATCGTCCAAGTCGTCGACCGCGTCAGGCCCCGGCACGGTGAACGAGCCGTTGCTCGTGGCGGGCACACGCGCTGGCTTGGTCGGTTGCGGATAGCTCCAGCTGACAAGCCCTGATCGCACCAGGGAATAGCGGTCGTACCCGGTCAGCGGATCCCGGATGGCCTGCTCGACCTGAACCTTGTCGCTGAGGCTGCCTTCGAGCATGCGCCGGAACGTTGTCGCCCAATGACGTGCGCCGCCGCCGGAGACCGCCACTGCGTGTGCCTGCTGCGCGGCATCACACTCCCGCCCGGTCAACTTCCGCACGGTCACGGTGTGCGGCGGATCGAACGGCAGCGGGATCGGATCCGACTGCGACTGTGAAGCGAACGGGTTGCCCACCTGGCCCTACGTCCAGACCGCCGCGCCGGTCGGTTGGATCGTCGCGTCGAACTGCGTCAGCTTGCCGTTGGTGGGGATGACCTTGTACTTCTGTAGCCGCGTCTCGACCGTGAACGTCTTGCTGTCGCCGAAGACGATCACGAGCGTCCGCGTCGGCGCCCCCGGGACGGCATCGGCATCGCCGGGCCGGAGCACCACGTGCGGCCCGGTCACGGTCGTGGTATCGAAATGCCCTTTCGCCCCGATCGGCGGCGACTTGCGCATCCCGGTCGGCGTGAACTCGCGCCACGCATCGCCGAACGACTCGGAGGACTCCTGCTCGACTTCGATCTCGGCCGCGCCGAGGTCCATGATGAAGCCGGTGATGATCTGCGGCGCGCCCGCGGCGTCGTCGAAGGTGACCGTCACCGACGTGCTGGATTGCTTCCCGACTGCCATGGTGGTCTCCCCTGCTGAAAATTACGCGTTCCGAGTGAACCCGGCGAAGGCGGTGATCGTCCCGGCCCCGGTGACGTCGCCCTCGAACCGGACATAGCGATTGATCGTCCCGGCCACGGCGATCCGTTGCGCCGCCGGCGCCGCGGTCACGTTGACGAAGGTCACGAGATCCACAAACGACACGTTGTCGGTCGAGTGGCGGATCTTCCCGACGAATCCGGTCAGGCCCGCGAGCTGGGTGACCTGCAAATACCCGACGCCGCCGTTGGCCGAGCTCACCGCGTTGTCGACGGCGGTATTCGTCCAGTCGACCGTCTGCTGCCCCAAGGCTTGGAGGATCACGCCCTCGTCGAGCTGTCCGGTCACCGCGTACTTGACGTTGGCCTTCGTCAGCTTGCCGATCGTCGAGAGCACCCCGTAGCTGAGCGTGAAGGCCCCTTTGACCGCCGAGAAGATCGCGCCGATCGTGTTCCCCGGCACCGCCCACACGACGAGCCGCTCGGTCGCCGGCAACCCGGACATCGCGTCATGAATCCCGGCCGCCGTGGTGTCGAAAAACGCGCCCGTTTGCTCGAGCGTGGCTTTGCGCATCCCGGTCGGCGTGTGCTCGCGCCACCCGTCGCCGAGGCCCTCGGAGGGTTCGAGCTCGATCTCGATCTCGTAGGGAAAGCTCTGCACCTTCGCCGACAGCAGGTTGTAGCCGTCGACGGTGAGGACGCTGAAATTGGCCGAGGAGGCTTTCGCCATTTAGGGTTCCTTGAACTCCGCGTCCTGCCACACAAAGCCGCAGACGCCGCAGCACGGGCGTCGGACGCCGAAGCCGCACGACGGGACGCGCGAGGCGGGGCCCGCTCCACACTGCGGACAGGCGGTATCGATCGCCTGGCGCGCGGGCTTCCCGGACGGGTCCAGGATCCCCGGCGCGGTCTCGTCGTCGGGCGGCCGCGGCGTCACGACGTCGCCTCCGGGTCTGCGACCAAGGGCCCCAAGGCCGCCAGCTCCTGTGCCGAGACCTTCTCGTCGCCGAGCATCTCGAGCGTGACCGGGCCCCACGGGATCTCGACCGGCACTGCGGCGAGCTCGTTCAGCTGCGCGACAAACGTCGGCCAGGCCTCGCTGTCCGGCTTCAGCTCGAAGCCTCCATCCGGACGATCGGTCCCCAACTCTTTGATGTAGCGGTCCCGTTCCGCGTGGAAGTGCTGCGTCTCGTGCGCCACGAGCTGCGCCAGCTTCTTCAGGTGGTAGGCGGATCGGGCGTTCAGCTTCAGCGCGCAGATCGGCTGCAGCGCGGGTTCCGCCTGGACGAGGGCGCCGAGCGTGGTCGCGATGGTTGGCACTAGCTTGCCGGTCCTAACGCGCTGACATGTACGTTCCCGCTGGCGTCGACGACGAGGTACTTGTCGCTGGCGACGAAGGCCGGGATCGCGACGCCGATCGTCACCTTCGCGTTGATCTTCAGCGTCTGACTCGCGGCCGTCGCATTGAAGGTGCCGTACAGGAGGGACTTCGCTTTGTCCCCGGCCGTGTTCGTGCGGTCCTGATTGTTCACATAGAAGGCATCGCTGCCGACTTCGTACTTCCCGGCGGCGTACCCGAGGCCGACGTTCCCGGACACGTAGCCGCTGAGCCCCAGCGAGTACAACGCATAGCCTCCGACGGCCGTGTTCAGATCGCTGTTCGTCGCGGACACCATGGCATTGACGCCGATGGCGGTATTGCTGCCCCCGGCCCCCACCGCGTTCAAGGCTTGGTAGCCGATCGCGGTGTTCGACGCGCCCGTGGTCACGGTCGCCAGCGCGAGGACGCCGAGCGCCGTGTTTCCGGCCACCGCGCTCTTCCCGAGCCCGACGGTCAGGCCTTGAATCGTCACGCCCGCGGCCGTCACGCGCAGCATTTCCGTGAGGACCGATGGGGTGGCATCCGTCGCGACACTGAACGCCAGATAGGTCGGCACGCGCGTGGCGGCAATCGTGCCCATCGATCCGCAATCGATCGAGGCCATCTGGAGATAATTCGCGCCGTCGTAGCCCGAGAAGCGGATCCGACCGAGCACATCGCCGGTCACGATCGTCGTCGGCGCCGCTTCCGCCCCGCGGCCTTTCCGCAGATGGATCCGGGCCCCGATCGCGTCCGTCGTGAACTGCGCGGACATGAGCCCGCGCGGGTCGGAGGTCGACGTCGAGACGAAGTAGCCTTCGACGCCGTTCGGCGCCGCCGCCGCCGTGCCCGCGGTGATCCCCGCGGTGTGGAGCTTCGCGGCCCCGGTCACCGACCCCAGGTAGACATCCGTCACGCTGGCATTGCCGACGACGACGGTGTTATCCGCCGCCGTGTACGCGCCGTTGCCGAGCGCCATGGTGTTCGCGGGGTTGAGTTTCTGGCTCGCGTGGAAGCCCGCCGAGAAGCCGACGAACGTATTGCCCACCCCTGACGTGATCGTGCGACCCGCGTAGGCGCCGAGCGCGGCGTTGGAATTTTGCGTACTCAGGCTCAGGGCCGTATACCCGACGGCGACGCATTCCGCGCCTGACACGTTCGTGCCGAGCGCCCCACGCCCGACGGCCGTATTCCCGCCCGCCGTCGTGAGATTGCACGCGGCGGTCCCCACGGCCGTGTTTTCATTCCCGGCCGTGTTGAGTTGGAGCGCGTCGACGCCAATCGCCACGTTGTAGGAGCCCGTGACGTTCAGCTTCAGCGTGTCGCCCCCGAGGGCCGTGTTGAATTTCCCGGTCGTGTTCTCGCCGAGCGCGCCGCGACCGAAGGCGGCATTGAATTGACCGACGGTGTTTTTCTGGAGACTGTAGAGGCCCCACGCAGCGTTATAGGTGCCGAGCACGCCCGCGACCAGGCCGTCACTATAGATGCGCGTGCCGAGCGTGGCGGACAGTTCGCCGGCGTCCGGGTTTGCGGTCGTGTCCGCGGTGCTATCGGTGTAGGTCGCCGTCGCCAGCGGGAGCACACCCGACAGCGCGTAATAGTGAATGTAGCTGACGGTGGGATCGACGATCGCGTTGACCGCGCTGCGATAGACCTTCCAGCCGGTCGCGTTCGACGGCGCGGGGCCGGTCGGCTGCGCCACCGTCGCGTTGTGCGCGCCGTCGGCCGTCCAATCACTCGACACCGTCCCGAGCGTGCTTTCTTCCGGACTCGCCGCGATCCCAATCGTCGCGCCCGTCCACGAGCATCGATATTTGTAGACACCGGCCGGAATCGATCCAGCCGCACCGTTGACAACCACGGGGGCATTCGGCGCTTGCGGCGGCACAAGCGCCCACGCGCCATTGCCGAGCGCGAGCCGGACGCCCGCGATCGGCGCCGTCGCCATCCCAAAGGCCGGCAGCGTGAGCGATCCCGCCCACGTCGAGAGCGCCGTATTCTCCACCGCCGCCAACCCGACATCCGCCTTGGAGACGGTGACGTCGGCCGACAGCGCGTGGCCGTTGACGGTGCGGGTCGTCACGACCAGGCCCGAGAGATCGGGCGCGGGGACCGGACTCCAGACGGCGCCAGTCGGCGACGCGGCACTCCGGGTCACAACCTGGCCATCGACGCCGCCCGAGAACAGCCGCGCCGCATTCCACGCACTCGGCTGCAGCTTGGTCGCATCCGGCCCGTCCAGATACGGACTGAAGAACGCCGGTTTCAGGAGGACGTCGTCGCTCATGCGGCCACCCACCCACCGTCCATCCACCCGTGCTGCATCCAGGCGCCCGCCGCGACACCCTCTTCAACGATGAGATCGAGCGTGGTCACGAGCTCGAGGACTTTCACGCCGTTCAGTTCTTCCCACGGCAGTGGAATCGTTTCGATCTCGGGTAACGGCGTGCCGCTGCAGACCGTGTAACCGTCGACCTCAAGCGGGCTGTCGAAGAGCAGGTCAATCGCACGCGCCATCACCGCCTGGGCGTCGCGCATCGTCCCGTAGTTGGACTGAAACACATGCAGCCGCAGCTGCAGCCCCGGCATCGAACCCTGCCCCGGCCGCGTGCCCAGCCCGCCGTAGTTCGCCTGATGCAGCAGTTCGATCCAGAGGAACGGATATGACGGATCCTGCGGCACATCGCTGTGCACGCCGCCAGGCGTCAGCGCGGCGAGCCCGGCGTCCTGCACCAAGCGCGCGTAGACCGCATCGCCAACGGCGAGGAGCGGATGGAGGTACGCCATCAGGCGATCTCCCCGCATTCGAGGAAGAGATACTGGCGGCCGTCGCCATCGGGCGTGATGCCGTGAATTTCGAGCGTGTGCAGCGGCGATCCCGGCGGCCACTGCGGCGTCCACCGGGCGCGCATCGCCGGGGTGAGATCCGGGCGCACGTCGACGCGAAACCGGTAGTCGAGCTGCGCCTGCAGCGCGGCCGCCTGCAGCCGCTCCATGGCGCGCACGGGCAGCAGCTCCGCCCAGATGCCGTCCGGTGCGCTCGCGAGCGCGTTCCAGCCGATCTTGCGACCGCCCGACGCGTCCGACACGTAGGTCACCGTGATCGGGCCCGTCGCCGGCGTCGCCAGCGTGCCGAGGACGGGATACGTGAACGACGACGGCCCGGTGACGGTGATCTTGACCTTACCGTTGTAGCCGGACGGCACGGCGCCGGCGACGGTGACGAAGTCGGTCGAGGTGTAGCCGTGCGGGATCGCCGTCTGCGCCGTCGCGGTTGTCGACGTGCGCGTGAGACTGCTGACGCTGATCGGATCCGGGACGTTCTCCTGGATCGTCAGCCGTTCACGGAGGACGGGCGACGGCGCCGCCTTCATGCGACGCACACCGGACGAAAGGCGGCGATCGCGTCCTCGTACAACGCGAGCGCCAGCGGGTCCTTGTTGACGGTGTAATCGACGTACAGCCCGACCGCGTGCACCAGCGGCGCCGGGATGTGCGCGACGTCGACGTACCCCGCGACGATTCGCAGCACATACGGCTGAAACGGTCGGAGGTCCGTCGGCCACGCGCCGCCGAGCGCCAGCCCGACGCGTCCACCCACCAGGTCAGCGACGTACTGACTCGGGTCGAGGGTCTGCACGACGCCGGCGCTGTCGGTCGACTTGATGGACGTGATCGCTTGCAGCGGCCGCGACTGCGACGGCAGCGTGAGGATGGATCCCGTCAGCACGTCGTACGATACGTCCCGCGTCTGGGTCAGCAGCGCCAGGCCGGTGTCCTGTTCCACCTTCGCCCGCGCGCTCTTGATGACGCCGGGCAGCAGCGCGTCCAGGCTCGTGTCGGTGAGGCGGGCGTAGAGCTTCGCTGTCGGCAGGTCGAGCGGCTCGACCGTCGGTTCCACGAACACGATGGAGGTCGCGTGCGGGGCGGTCGTCGGGCTCCCCGGCCTCGCCCAAAACGGCGGCTGGATGAAGCTCATCGCCGCTTCTTGGTCCTGCGATAGGTGCCTGAGGTGAATTCGTCCGGCGGCAGGGTCGCCTGGACCTCGTCGGCCTTGAGCGGAACCGGCTGGAGCTCGAGGCGGAGCTCGAGCGCGGCCGCGGCGTCCCGCTGTGGCAGCTGCACCACCTCGATCGGGCCGCCGCCACACGCACAGTGCGCGGCGCCGCAGATCGGGCAGTCGCCGGGATCGGGCCGTCCAAAGCTCATCGTTCGATCACCCCACCAGGCTGTTGTCTTCGCCGAGGGCGTCCCCGCCGCCGGCGATCACGTCGTCGTTGTCGATCCCGTCGAGCAGCGGCCGGCGCAACCATGCCCGGCTCGCACGCAGTCGTCGCAGACGGGCGCGTCGCTGTCGATGGTCGCGCCACAGATCCGGCACTGGTTCACGCGACCCTTCCCTCTCCGGGAGACCGACCGTGTTACGAGATCACGACGCCGTAGGGCGCGCCGTCCGGTACCCAGTGCAGGTTGTCCGCGAGCAGGCCGATGTTGTCGCCCACCTTCGCGAAGGTCAGCACGTCGTCGGCCGCGTTGCCGCCGAGCCCGCCGGCGACCGTCACCACGTGCGCGAACGCCGTGCGGCTGACGATGGTCATCCGCATCCCTTCTTCGGCTGCGGTCGGCGCGGACAGCGTCAGCGCGGCGATGCTGGCCTTCGTGATGGCGTGCACGCCCTCGGCGTGGGTGACGGCGCCGTCGATGAGATTCGCGACATCCGAGTCGGCGTCGAAGCCGTAGACGTATTGATTGCGAACTGCGTCGTAGCGCGGCTGCCCCATCGAACTTCTCCTTGAGGCTCAGCGCCCCAAAACACACAGCGGATGCGCGGGTCGCACACACCGGATGCGTGCGCGACCCCGCCGGTCTAGTTGAGGCCGGTGACCTTCCCGAAGGCCGCTTCCCGGTACGCCGCCAGCGCGAGCCGCTCTTCCGCCCGGATCGCGACCAGGTTGTTGATGAAGAAGCTCGCGTGGCTGTTGCTCGATTCGACGCGCGTCCCGCCGCGGCGGAACACCTGCGCGCACGAGCGGAAGGCGCCGACGAGCGCCGAGTTCGCGACTTCCGACGGCGTGACCGCGACCGGCAGGCCCCAGAGTTGCGTCGGTTGCGCCGGCGCCCATGGGCCGCTGCCCAGGTAGTTGCCCGCGGCGTTCTTGGTCAGCTGGATCGTCTGCCAGTTGATCGGATTCATCACGATGCCGTCGGGCTGGACGAACACCGTGGTGGCGATCGCGGTGATCTGCTTGAAGATCGCGTCGGCGTTGCTGTCGGCCCCGCGGGCGACGGCCGCCGAGAGCCCGGGCAGCGTGTTCAGGCCGAGCAGGTGCGGGGCGACGCCGGAGCCGTTCAGGAGCTCGTCCTCTTCGACCAGGTCGAGGCCGAGCCGCAGCCGCGCGTCGATGATCGACGCCGTCTGGGCGAAGTCCTCGAGCATTTCCTCGGTGACCGGGATCCAGTGCGCGATCTTCTGCACGGCGGAGGTCGCCGCGGCGAAGACGAGCGTCGATTCCGGTTTCAGGCCCGCTTCCAAGACGGCCGCGGCCGCGTTGGTGAAGGTCGTTTCCTTCATG